ACCAAGACCTTCGCTTTTCTTTTTTGTTGTTTTCTTTTTTGCCATTTTTATTTATTTATTATTCGTCTTTTTAACATATTCTTAATTGTGCAGTATGGGTTTCTAACCTTTTAATAGCTGCGTTATAGTATTCTTTATCAAGTTCACAAGCAGTTAAATCATATCCTAAGTTATGGCACGCTATCGCAATACTTCCTGAACCTAGATGAGTATCAAGTATTTTATCTCCTTCCTTTGCATAATTCATTAAAAGCCATTCATATAATTTAATGGGTTTTTGAGTAGGGTGTATATTTAAACCTATCTTCAAACCTGCCTTTATTTTAGGTGCAAAACCACTTTCATTCCCTCTTGCATATTTAAATATTTTTAATTTATTTCCAAAACTATTCCAAGCAAGTTCTCCATCTGCAAAACTAAAATTATGTTGCATCTTATCCCAAACTATCCAACTCATAACAGGTTTTAAATATTCAGTAAAATAATTTCCACCCCATATTATTTGATTTTTACTAACTCTGAATAATTCTGTAAAATATTCTTTAGAAGGTATTGAGTTATCCCATTGTCCTTTTTTATGCTTTTTAAAACCATTTAATTTACAGTTGATACCATTCTTATGTGCATTTTCATCTGCGTTAATCCCATAAGGAGGGTCAACAATAGCCAAATTAAAGTAATTATCTTCATACCTTGACATTAGTTGCATATTATCTTCATTAGTGATTTTCATACTAATTTAATTCTACTTGATATATTTCTAAAAAGTCTTCTTCTTCTAATTGTTTATGTAAGCAAAATATTCTTATTGCTTCGTGTAAGTCAGTAGCACGTATTATATTAATAGGTTCTTTTTCTGTGTCGTTCTTTATATAAAAGTAATATGTCTTCATTGTTCTATTTTAATACGTTCATAGTCCGTGTTTCTAAAGTCTTGCCAGTCTTCACCTACTGCTTCTTTGATCCGTGTTTTACAATGTTTTAAAGTTTGCCAAATAGACTTAACACTTATTCTTGTAAGCTTTGATAGTTCACGAATACTTTTGCCACTATCACGGTACAATTCAAATAGCATTTTGTCGTACCAGTGCCAAGAATCTATTTCATCATTAATTTTTTTTAGTAGTTTACCGTAGCATTCTTCTTTCATTGATTCGTCTTTATATTCTAAACTAATATTTTCTATTTGTGTCTTTTGCTTTTCCTTGTGTAGTAAGTAAGTGTTTCTTATAGTCCAGTAAATATATATCTTGTTGCATTTTCCGTCTTTTATTAGCTTCTGCAAATTAGCGTGGTCTATAAGTCTTAAATACATTTCTTGGATCACGTCTTCAGCAAATGAACCAGCACCCATTTTTTTAGCAATAGATACATATTCTTTATGGTCTTTTGATATTTCTTTTAACCAGTCCACCTTTCAAAGTTAAAAAAAAAGCAGCACAAATTAATGTACTGCCTTTTCGCTTTTAATAGATAAACACAAAAACTATTAAAAAGGTAAATCATCTTCAGTAGTTGGTTTAGCTATTGCTGGTGTTTCACTTGGTTTGTACGGTTCACTTATTGCCATACTAAAAAACTTTTCACCGTTCTTTGTTTCACGTACCCACAAAGCTACTTCTTTTTCTAAACCTTCACAGTTCATTTTTCCTTTGTAGTCAGGGTGCGTGTCTGCTTTCTTATAATTGTTTTTAAAGATTGCACCAGTATTTATTTTTTGTTCCATATTTATTGATTTGTTTACGTTTATATATCCAATATACTTTTTCGTCTTTTCGTTGTTTTCAAATTCTGTTTGTTTTGGTAAACTTCGCCATTCCCATTTAAAACTATAATTTTCTTTGTCTAAATCTGTAATATTAAAAATGTAAATCTTGTGATTCATTTTAACGACATACAAAAATACTTTATTTTTTTGTTTACTATATGTTAAATTGTAAGCGTACTTGTCAAATTCTATAATTGTGTCTTCATAGACTTCAGTACGGTTTTTTATTTCAACAATATACTTGTCATTATATGCGTCAAATCTACTATAAATATTTTCTTCTTCTTTTAAATTATAATCTTGTTTGTTTAGTTCTTCTAATATTTGGCGTTCTTTACTTTTCAACTTTATATATAATTTTCTACTGCATTAGTTAAAAGTTCTTTTATATGTTCTTGTCTATATCCTTGAGTTCTCATAAGACTTTGCAATAACCAAATTAAATGAACTTGAATTTCAAAATCGTCTTCTTCTTCATTAAAATATTTGTGAAATACACTTACTGTTCTATCTTTATATTTTGTTGTTAATATAAACTCATAAACAGGTTCTTCTTCTTCTTTCATTGTTCTACGTTTAAAGTTAGCTTTGCTTTTAGTTCATTGTAGTATTCACGACATTCTTCTATTCGTGTTTTTATAGCTTGGATCACTTCTTTGTCATAATCTACTCTAAACAACTTTACACGGTTTTCTTTAGGTATGTGACTAAATTGGTGTTTGCTTTGTACATACTCACGTATGTCTAAACATTCGTCTATCTTTTGTTGCTTCCAATGTTCACGCCTTATTTCATCTTCTACAATTTGTTGTGGTGTGTCTACAAGACAATAAGCAATATAAGCTTTACGTTTTCCAGTCAAATACATATAACCTTGTACCTGGTAAAAGTAGTCTTTGTTTGGTAATTCGTCTTCAAACATAGGAAAAGTAGAAGCGTCATAGCTTGACTTAATATCTACTACTACGTCTGTAATAATATCGGGTTCACCAGTTATATATTTGTTTGTAAACCTTTCTTCGTTCTTATACATAAAGCCAAAGTCTAAAACTTCGTTGCATAGATTAATAGAATTTATTTCTACTTCGTTTCCTTTATCTGTGTACCTTGACCAGAATTCGTTTTTTATTCCAAATTCGTCTTCAAGTAGTGTCTGCTTTACATAACTTTTTGCAGTTTTAGAGAGCACTTCTTTTTTAGAACGTGCATTAGTCATTATTTTTCCAAGTGATGAACAACGTACTAACATAATTCTAAGGCTTTAGATTGTTTACTACTTAATTCAAATGTCTTTAGTAATTGTTCTTTAGAATATTTACCTTCTTTTATAGTTTCTACTGCCCTTGCAAATTGCAAGTCAGTTAAAGAACCTTTTTCAAATTTAATATTTGGTTGGTTTTTTTTTGAATTAACTTGTTCACCACCAGCGTCTGTGTCTTTGTCTGTTACTATTCCTAAAAGGCTACTTATAGCGTAACGTCTAAAGTAAGTAATTGCAGAACCATATACTTGAAATTCATTCATACCTTTTAGTTGTACGCCTTGTGGTATAGCTACACAACTTTCTATTGTGTCACCACTTGTTACGTGAAATAAAATAGTGCGTAGTTCTGTTCCGTCTAATAGTTGCGTGAAGCCAAGTTTGTGCTTTTTTAATAACGGATTAATAACACTTAAAATTGTTGGAAGGTCAGCGTAAGAATAGCCGTACCCTTTTGTTCCTTTGTGGATCACTTGACATTCTTGCTGGAACGCTGCCAAACTTTTGTAAATGTTTTCTTTTGGTAAGCACTTATTGTTAGACGTTGCTTGTTCCTTTTCCATAAGGTTTATAACCTTGTCTGTTGTTTTACTCATATACTTGTGTTTTATTTGTGTACGTAAAGTTAAGAATTATTTTCTATTTCCTTACATTTTTGTTTAAATTCTTTTATTAGTTGTTTAAGTTCTTGTTTGTCGTGCTTGTGTACGCCTTTACTTTTAAGCTCTAACTTATTAAATTCTTCGCTTCCTATTCTTTTTAATAGTTCTTTGTGATAGTTAAATAAGTTTCCGTGTTCGTATTGGTTGCAGTAAACACATTGGGCGTGAATATTTCTTAAATCAAACCTTACTGAACCGTGACCACCAGCACTAAAAAAATGTCCAGCGTCATATTTACCTACTAATGGTGTACCACAACTTATACAACCTTTGTCTTTGTCACGTAGTCTTACAAATTTGTTTACCCATTTTTGTGCTTCTTTTACGTAGTCACTTGTGGTTTTTAGTTCTTCTTTCATTCGTCTTTTTTTCTTTTTCCATTGTACTTCTTTTGCTTTATTGATCCATTCTTCTATACATTCTTTTTTATCTGTACAATACTTTTGATTAAAATGTAGTGGTTCAAACTTTTCTTTGCATTTTTTACAACGTGGCATTTTCTAAAAGGTTTTTATTTGTTTTTTTTAATTCGTTTACTTCTGCTTGTAACTCTAAAAGAATAATATTGTTTCTATACAAGTCACCACTTAAAGACATACATTTTAAATCTAACCTATTCAAAACAAGTAAAGCTGCACCAAGTTCTATTAAACTATCACGCTGGTTTGCTATAAGTCTTTTTTTGTGTGGTGTTTTCTTTTCTAAATCTTCAAGTGCTAATTTTGCTCTATGGTAAACTTTGTTTAATCCTACTTTAGCTTTTATTACTTCTATCATTATATTCGTGTTTTAAACATATTCGTAGTTGTGCTGTATGATTATATATTCTTTTCATAGCCGCATTATAGTATTCTTTATCCAATTCACACGCTGTTAAATTATATCCTAAATTGTGACACGCTATTGCTATTGAGCCACTCCCCAAGTGAGTATCTAATATTTTATCTCCTTCTTTTGCGTAGTGCATTAATAGCCATTCGTATAATTTTACTGGTTTTTGTGTTGGGTGAATTTTAATAAATGGGTCTTTAATGATTTTATTTCCATTACTATATGCTTCAATCCTTGTCATTCTAAAAACCTTACTTGGTTTATCAAAAGAAGTCCAAGCCAATTCAAAATCACTTCCATTAAAACTTTGCATTTTATCCCAACTCAAAAAACATCTTGTATTTTCTAAATATTGTAAGAAATAATTGCCACCCCAAACAATTTGATTTTTACTTATTCGCTTTAATTCTGCAAAATATTCTTTACTTGGTATATTATCATCCCACCCTTTTTTATCCCATTGTTTACGGTGTCTTTTGCCTTCACCGTTTTTGCCTTGGCTATATGATTCTTTTTGGTAGTCTGCACCTATTCCATAAGGAGGGTCAACAATAGCTAAATCGAAGTGATTATCTTCATACCTTGCCATTAGTTGCATATTATCTTCATTTGTTATATTCATTATATTCGTGTTTGTGTTGTTTGTAGTCTATATTTTTTTAAGTTGTCTACACCTTGCATTGTAAACCCTAAACCATTGTTGTAAGAAAATAATAAAGGTTCATTTAAATTTGTTAGTTGTCCACCAGTTTCTTTATCTTTTATTTTTTCAACCGTTATCATAGTTTCAAATTTCATAACTTGGTGTGCTACTAATCTGTGTATTGTTATCATATTGTCAGTTCT